GGAGGCCAGCGAGGTCAGTCTCAAAGCCGTTGTGACGGCAGGCCTGGTAGTGACGGACACCTTCAACGTCGGCCAGACCGGCGAGCTGCAGGTGCAATGCGATACCGGCCAGACCTTCGTGTGGGAGAGCGCCTTCGTCGAAGGCGCAATCACGCTCACGGCCGGTGAGAACAGCGAGGTCGACGTGAAGTGGAGCGGCGGCACGCCGATGGAAACGAGTGCGGCGTGATGAGCGATCAGCCAGGTCTGACCATGACCGTCGCCGGCGACGCCGCGTCGCCCGACACTTCGCTGCCGGTGCTGAACGAAGGTGCCGCGCCGCTAGATCTGCCGGAGCGCGCCACGCTGCTGCCGGACGGCACCGTGCGGCTGGACCTGGAATTCCCGTGCGAGGTGAAGTATCGCGAGGTCGGCGGCCAGGTCGCGCGCAGCGATAGCTACGACCACCTGGTGCTGCGCCGGCTGCAAGGGCCGGACATGCGGCGCATCCTGGACGCGAAGAACACGACCAACGCGGCCCTGGCGCGCAGCGCCGGATTGACGCCGGCCAAGCTCGCGCTGCTGCTGGAGAAGATGGACAGCAGCGATGTCGGCGCCGCACAGCAGGTGATCAATGAGCTGCTGGGCGGCCAGAAAGAGGGGCTGCCGGCGCATGCCGAGGAAACCGATGCGGGCATCCGGCTGCCGCTGCTGTACCCGGCGACCGATGGCGACGGCGAGGCACATAGCGAGCTGATGTTCGGCCGCATGACGGGCGCGGACCGCGCCGCGATCGCGCAGGCCAAGAACCCGCTGGACTGGGCCATCCATCGCGCGACGGGGCTGACGCCGAAAGCAGCGCACGGGTTGGTCGACGATATGGACGGCGCCGACATCGTCGCCGCGCAGCAGGTGATCGCTTTTTTATCCGGGAGTGGCCGGAGGACTGGCAGGTAATCCTGGCGGCGCTCGGCGGTCACTACAGTTTCACGAAGGCCGAGCTGGAAGGGCTGACCGCGGGCGAGGCGACGTTCTGGCTCGGCGGGATGCAGGAGCTGTTCAAGCGGGTTAAGGACGCGGGAAAGTGAGCGCATTACGGGCCGCCCTCGTCTTGTCGCTGGAAGACAAGCTCACCGCCGGGCTGAACCGGTTCAAGCAGCAGTTCGAAAACCTGCGCGACGTGGGCAAGAGCCTTAGCCTTGGAAAACTCCAGAACGCCGGAGACGTGCTGCGCAATCTCGGCAGAGAGGCGCGCGAGCTGACCGGGAACCTGCGCGGCATCGTCGGTGTGGCGGATCGCGCCTATGCGGCCATCAAGCGGGTGGGCAGCGCGACATTCGGAAAGGAGGGGCTTGGAGGCAAGGTCGGTGCGATAGGATCGGCGGTTGCAGGCGTCAGTGTTGCGGCGCCGATCATGCAGTATGCGAGCTTCGAAGATCAACTTCGGCACATCGCGATCACGAAGGGGTTGAGCGGGGCGGCTGCCGACGACGAGATAAAGCGGCTGAACAGGTTGATCGACCGGGAGGCACTGGCAGGCAGCCAGAGTAGCCAGTCGGTTACGGAAGCGTATTACGGCCTGCAGACAGGCGGCGCCGGCACCTCGTCGCAGGTCGAAGAAGCACTCGCCGCCCACACACGCGCCGCCACGGCCTACAAAATAGACCCGGAGGCGTTCACGCCAGTCACGCTGGCGCTGATGAAGAACTTCAAGATATTCGGGGATGACCTCGCTCGCTCTCTCGCAGCCGTCGGCCAGGCGTCGAAGGAAGGCCAGTTGAAAGTCACGGACTATGCCAGCGTGCTGCCGCAGGTGGCGGGGCCGATGAACACTTATGGATTGACCGGGTTCGAGAACGCCAATCTGGCGATCGCGGCGATGCAAAACATTCGGACGGACGTCGGGGAGGCTGGGCAGGCTGGCACGGATTATGCCGAAATGCTGAGGTCCATGTACTCTAATCAAGGGCAGAAGGGCTTCGCCCTCGAAGGGAAGGGTTCGACCGGACACGGGCCGGGCAGCGAGATCGGTGCGCGCGCGCGGGCCTTGATGGAGAAGGCGACCGGGTCCCGGGGTATCGACATCTACAAGTTGATTGACAATGGGGCAAAGCAGGGCATTGGGCCTGTTGATGTTGTCTTGAACAAACTGACGCAGATCAAGAGCAAGCTTACCACTCACGAATTCAGCGACCTTCTCAATCAAATGTTTAGTAATCAAGAGGCCTTGAAGGGTTGGCAGGCCCTCCTCAATCACGCTGAACAATTCAAGGCTCTCCGCGCCGAGCTGAACGGGATAAACGCGGCCAAGGTGACTACCGACTATGGAACCGCGTCTTCCGGGCCGGAGGCCGCTGTTCGGCGGGCTGAGGAAGGGGGAACGCAAGTGACGCGGCGCGTCGGCGAGGGTTTCTCGTCGCTGCTCACTCCGGCGAATGCCGTGCTTCGAGGCATCTTAGCAACGATCGATATGCTGGACGATAAGCTGCCGGGGGTTGGCAATGGCATACTGATGGTTGCGGGCGCGTTCCTGTCTCTCGGGGCCGCGACGGGGGCGCTTGGAGTGGCGGCGCCGATGTTCAAGGCCGGCTGGCAACTGATGAAGCCGATGTTCTCGGCGCTGCTCTCGCCGGTGAAAATGCTCTGGACGGGATTGAGCTTCCTCGCCGAGGGGATCGCCGCGCTGCTCGGCGTCACAGTCGGCGCCGCCGCGGCGATCATCACGGCCGTCGTGGCAATCGTCGCGGCGATCGCCGGCGCGGCCTATGACATCATCGAACACTGGGAGAGGTTCCGCGACTTCTTCGCTGAAATGTGGGCCGGCATCAAAGACCTCTTCGGCGGGTTCACCGAGTTCCTGTTCGGCGTATTCACACTGGACACCAGCCGCATCGTGGGTGGCCTGGGCCGGATGTGGCAGGGCCTCGGCGAGCTCTTAGGCGGCATCTGGGGCACCACGAAACAGCTCTTTCTGGACTTCGTCAGCACGCTCGATGGCTGGACAGGGGGTGCCGTCATCAAAGCCTTCAACGCCATTCGCGATTCGATCGGCTCGGTCATCGATAAAATACGCGAATGGATCGAGCTGCTGAAGGACGGGGCGATCGGCCGGCTGCTGGGCCTGTCCGCCGCTCCCGCGCCCAATCCCGCGGACAGCGCGCACCCGGCCGGCGCCGCTGCTGCCGCTGCCGCCGGCGCGCCCGGGGGGAGCAGCTTCGGAGATCCGAGCGGCGGCAGCTCCCTGATGCCGCCTGCTAAGGTGGATATCGGCGTCAGTGTTGATAAGGACGGCCGCCTGGTCCTGACGCGCGCCACCAGCGACAGCCCGGCGGTGAAGGTCGGCGGTCCGGACATCAATCCCGGGCCGACGCTGGGGCGGCACTGATGTCTGGCGCGTCGATCGACATCATCGGGCTGTATGGCGATTACCTGTTCGACGGCAGCATCGCCGGCGTGACGTTCTGGCTGCTGAACAGCGACGACGAAGGCGGCCGGCGCGTGCTGCGCTTCCTGTTCCCCGGCCAGGATACGGCGATCTACCAGGACCTCGGCCAGATCGACGGGGCGATCAACGTCTCCGGTCTGCTGATCGGCGACGATTACACCGCGCAGGCCGACCAGCTCCGCGCCGCGTTCCGGACGCCTGGTCCCCTGACGCTGGTGCATCCATGGCTCGGCGAGCTGCTGGTGGTGCAGGCCGGCGAGACGCTGCCGAAGATCACGCTGACATCGGAGGAGCTGCGCGTTGCCCGGTTCACCGCGAGCTTCTTTCCATTCTCGCAGCCCCAGCCGCCGGCGCCCGACACGTTGCAGGATTTGCTCGACGGGCTGGATGCCGTTCGGAGTGCCGCCGATGGGCTGCTGGATATCGTGCTGGCGCCCATCGCCCTTACCGTCGCGGCGATCGGCATCGTGGACGGCATCGCCACCGCCGTTATCGGTGCGTGGACGGGCCTGGTCGCTTCGGCGACCGCGCTGGTGGCGACTGCAGCCGCGATCCCGCTCGCCGCGCTGGGCGCGATCCAGGACCTGGTGCTGGACGTCACCTATGCCGGCAACGTCGCGATGCTGTTCGGCGGGGTCAGCGCGGCGATCGCCGGCACGTCGACGCCGCAGATCCCGGCGGCGGTCGCGCCCGGCGGTTCGACGGCCACGCCGGTCGCGGTGGATGGGCGGATCACGGCGACGCTGATCCTGGCAGCCGCCGCGACCATGACGGCCCCGAGCTCGTCGCCGGCGACGACACAGGCGGTGACGCTGGCGGTGCAGGCGCTGGCGCTGGCCGATGCCGTGGCCGCCGCGAGCGACATTGTGTTCGAGAGCCAGCAGGAAGCCGCCACCTGGTCGCGGAACCTTATGACGGCACTGGGCGCCACGGCGGCGCAGGCGGCGCTGCTGGCGGTCACACAGGCCACTGCGGGCGGCACGCTGTGGCGATCGCTGGTCGCCGCGCAGTCGGCGCTGGCGGCCGACATGAACGCGACGATCGGGCGGCTGCCCGCGGTCATCACCTTTACGCCGCCGGCGCCGGCGCCGGTGTGGCAGATCGCGCAGTATCTGGTCGGCGACACGCCGGCGCGCGTGCTGCCGGTGTATCTGGACCTCGTCACGCGCAACGGCATCATCAATCCGGCCGTGCCGCCGCCCGGGCCGCTGGAAGTGCTGCTGTGAGCGGCACCGTTCCGGTCACCGACCGCGTCACGCTGACGGTTGGCGGCTTCGTCTTCGCGCTGTTCTCCGAAGTCAGCATCGAACGCGATCTTCAGCAGATCGCCGGGCGGTTTCGCGTGAAGTGCGTCGACATGGTGCGGCTGGCACGGGCATTGCCGTATTTCATCGGTCAGCCTCCGGATGGTCCGGAGTTGAAGGCTGGCCTGGCGTGCGAGCTGGCGCTGGATGGCGATCCCGTGCTGATCGGGTGGCTCGACAAGCCGCACTTCAAGTGGTCCGCGACGGCGATCGAGGCGGACTTCACCGGCCGCGACCGGACCGGCGACCTGGTGGACTGCGCCGCGCTGCCGAATGGTCCGGCCGAGTTCCACGGCGTAGACCTGCTGCACGTCGCGAACGTGGTGTGCGCGCCGTTCGGTATCCCGGTGCGGGCCGATGTCGATATCGGCGCGCCGTTCGATAACTTAGCGCTGCACCCGCACCAGACTGGCATGGAGTTGCTGGAGAGCGCGACGCGCCAGCGCAGCGTGTTGTTGACCAGCGATGGCGTGGGCGGCCTGCTGCTGACGCAGGGCGGCAAGACGCGGGCGCCGGCGGCGCTGCGGATGGGCGAGAACATCCAGGACGCTGACGCCGAGTTCGACTGGTCGAAGCGGTTCAGCGACTACTTCGTCAAGGGACAGACGACGAAGAACCGCAGCGGCACAGCCGCGCCGCTGGACAGCAGCGTTGTCCCGCTGTCCGGCGCACCGACACCGCCGGCGACGCCGGGGCCGGCCAGCACGTCCGAGGCCGCTTCCATCGTGATGACCGGCCATGCGATCGACCCGGAGATCACGCGCTGGCGGCCGACGGTGCGGTTGACGCGCACGCAATCCGGAATGAGCACGGCGCAGGAACAGGCCGAATGGGCGCTGCGGGTGGCGCGCGGGCAATCGGAGAAGCTGGAATACGAAGTGCTGGACTGGCGCGATGGGCCGTCGCGCGGGCTGTGGCTGCCCAATCAGGTGACCGCCGTGTGGGACCCTTACGCGGGTATCGACAAGGACATGCTGATCGCCGGCTGTGAATACCGCTTTGGTGCGGACGGCATCAAGACGCGGCTGCGCCTGGTCGGTGTGACGGCCTACGACCGGATCAATGAGGCCGAGCGCAAGCGCTCACGCGCCTCCGGCCGAGCGAAAGCAAAGGGACCGGCGCAGGGACCGCTGACATCGACTGTGACGCCACTGAGCGCCGCTTGAGAGGTGAATAATGGAAGACACCATGAACCTGCGCAGCGGCGTGGTGCGCGGCGTGGTGCAGGCGATCGACGATACCGGTGAAGTGCAGATGGCGACGGTGCAGTCGCATGACGGCGGCCCGCGCCAGGTCGAAGTCTGGCAGCTCGACGGGTTCGCCAGCGCGCCATCGGGCGACGGTGCAGTCGCGCTGCTGCTGTCGGTGGGGAATGATCCTAGCCAGTTCGTCGCGCTGCTGGCCAATCCATCGACGCGATTCGGGAAGCAGGCGGCGGGCGAACGGACCATGTCGGCGCCGGACGGCACGCGCGTCGCGGTGCGTCAGGGCGGCGTCGTCGAAATCTGGGGCGGCAACCAGGTCATCGTGAATTCTCCGACGCTGACAGTGACCGCATCGGGCGATGTGACGGTCACCGCATCGGGCACCGTGACGGTCACTGCCCCGACGGTGACCATCGCCGCTTCCGGCGGCCTGACGATCGACGGCAACGTGCAGGTCAACGGCAACCTGGTGGCCAGCGGCACGGTGAAAGACAGCCATGCGACGCTGTAGCTGTCCGGCGCCGCGCGCTAATAAATCGCGGCCTGACTGCGCGCGCAGTTTGAAGCGCTCTCACGCGCGCGTGGATGATCGCGGCCATGTTCTGTGATGACATGCTGGTCACCGACCCGAAAACGGGCCGCGTCGATCTTGCGTTCAACGGGGGCGGCCTGGTGATAGACACCACGCCGCAGACCGCGATGCTGATTGCCATCGGCAGCGATCGGCGCGCTCGGCCGGATGACACGCTGCCGGACGTCGTCACGAACGATTACGCGCCGTCGCGGCTGAATGCGCGGCGCGGCACGCCGCTCGATGCGCTGGACCGGCTGGGCCGTTTGTTCGGCAGCCGCATGTGGCTGCTGAAGCGGCGCAAGCAGGATGAACCCACGCGACGTGCCGCCGAGAGCTATCTGAAAGAGGCGATGGCGCCGATCGCCGCGCTGGGGCTGCCGGTGACCATCATGGTGCGCTGGGTGCGCAAGAACATGCTGGGGTGGCAGGTCACCGCCGGCGCGGCGACGATGTCCAATACGTC